ACCGAGACGACGCCGCCCGCCGACCACACCACGGTCGGATCGGTGTCGATCTGGCGGATCGGCACGTCCATGGAGACCGTGTTGATGATCTCCTTCCAGCCGTGGTTGTAGGTCAGCGGGTCGGATATGCACGGCTCGGTGCCGGACGAGCGCCACGTCGCCTGACTCGTCAGCGACGCCGCACGGGTCAGCCGGTGATGCCGGTCCCGGAAGACCACGTTGCCCGCGGCGTCGATGGTGACCAGCGCGGGCGGGCCCTCGGAGTCGCATAGGTTGGTCAGGGCGTCGAACGCGTCGGTGTTGTCCAGCCACCAGAACGGCATGTAGGTCGCGCCCGCGTCGATGTCGCGGGCGGCGGCCGGCCAACCGACGGCATCCAGCACGAGGTTGACCGCGTCGCCGGTACGCAGGCCCTGGTAGAGCGGCGTGGTGATCTGCACGCCCTTGAACCGGCCCAGGGTGTCCAGGCACGACACCGGCACCGACCGGTCGTTGATGCCGGGCTGGATGGTGAAGTCGTCGATATAGCCGTCGAACAGCACGGTGTTCGACGCGCCGTTGTAGGCGACCAGCTGGACGTGCCGGCCCGAGGTGACGTAGCCGGCCAGCGGCGACGAGGTGTTCTCCGGCGAGTAGTCGCGGGAGATGTTGTTGAGCAGGAAGTTCAGCTGGCCCGGCGCGGTCGGCGACAGCTGCCGTACCTGGTCCCGGCCGTACTGCACGGACAGCGGCGAGCGCTGGTCGAGCACCCTGGCCGTGACCTCGTCGCCCGCATCGACGAAGGAGCCGTTGCCCTTCCAGTCGACGAAGAGCCGGTAGGTGGCCGCCATCAGACCCGGCCCCGGTTGCGCAGCCGGTCATGCACGCCGACGAACCAGTTCTCCAGCTCGTACTGGCTGCCGACCGGCCCGGAGAACGTGGCGTGGATGTGGATATCACCGCCGCCGCCGTGGCCGCCGGTCTGCCACATCGGGGTGACGCGCTCGGGCTGGTAGTTCTCGCCGAACGAGTAGGTACGGCCCGAGGCGCCGACGCCGAAGACCGGCTCGGTGATCATTCCGCCGTTGGCCATCGCCCAGTGGTCGTGGGCGTTGCCGCCGGCGAAGTTGTGCTGGTTCTCGACCAAAGCGCTGTAGGCGTGACGGTGGCCGTTCTGGATATTCAGGCTCTGCCAGGGAGTGATGAGCTCCTTGGTCCGGGCCATGAAGTGCAGGTTGATCCACTCGGCCAGCGGCTTGGACGGGGCGAAGTCGACCGCCCGGCCGAAGCCGTGGTACGACCGGTTGCCGGTGATCGTGATCGCGCCGGGCCGGTAGTCGGAGTACACCGGCATGCCGGGGAACGCGGCGCGGACCGCAGCCTCCATCCACTTATAGCCGGGGCCGCTACCGCCGCCGGGGGCGTTGAACTTCAGCTCGGGGATCTTCGTCTTCCCGACGTAGTCCCGGAACGGCCACACGATGCCGCCGCGGGCGTAGCCCGGCCACTGGCCGGTCTGATTCATGTAGTCCAGTGCGCCCGGCTTGGCGTCCTCCAGCGAGCTACGGGCGCTCTTCTTCAGCACGTACTCGTCGGCGTGCACGATGCCGGCCGGCTGGTAGGTGTCACCTGGGCCAGTCCATCCGCCATCGGCGTACGCCCGCTGCCGGTTGCGGTCTAGATCCTTCTGCACCGCAGCCCGGGCCGCGCCCACCGACAAGCCGGTCTGCAAGGCGCGTTGCTTGACCAGCAGGGCGTCGAGTTTGGAATCCACTTCGTGGACACCGTCGATCTTCAGCCGGGCGATATACGTACCGTCATACTGCTTGCCGGCGGTGTACGCATTGTCGATGTCGATCTTGGCCTGTTTCGCCCCCGGTGCCGACGTCTTCCCCTTGTACTCGTGGGAGAAGTCGTCACCCTTCTTCTTGGCGTCCACAAACTGCTTGCCGACGTCCTTGATCTGGGCCTCGGTCAGCCCTGCCGCCCTCAGCGTCTTCACGAACGCCGGGTCCATCTTGCCGTTGAAGGTGCCAGCCAGACCGCCGACCGCGTCCTGCAAATTCAGGGCAGCCTTCGCCGAGTCGAGGTCCGCGGCCTTGGCCTCTTTACTGTTCTTGCCGTGTTCCTTGACCGCCTTGGTGTACGCATCCTGGGCGGTCTTCAGCTTCTGCTGCGCGTCGATCAGGGCGAAGACCGGATCCGTCTCAGCCTTCAACATCGAGTGCAGGGCCGACAGGGCGGCGCGCTCGCCGCGGGCCGCGCCGGCCACCGCGTCGGCCTCGGTGGCGTACTTATCCTGGGCGTCGGCACCGACCGCCAGCGCGCTATTGAGGTCGCCGAGCTTGCCGCTCGCAGCCTTCGCCGACCCGGAGTACTTGTTGAGGCTGCCGCTGGCCTGCTCGCTGGCCGCCCACTGCTTCTGGAGTTCCTTGTAGGTGTTCGGCAAGAGCTCGGCCAACTGCTCGGTGTTCAGGCCGCTCTTGAGCAGCACCTGCTGCCACAGCTGGGAGGCCTTGTTGTAGTCGTGGATCGAGGTGATGTTGTTGGTCAGGGCCGTATCGAGGTCGGCCATCTGGGCCTTGGCCGTATCGAAGTCGGTGCCCGCGATCAGGCGAGACCCGAACTCGCCGATCTGCTTGCCAGCGTCGCCGAAGATCGGAATCGAGTCGGAGACCTTGAGCACGAACTTGCCGAAGCCGTGGTTCGCGCCGTCGGCGAACTCGGCGATCCGGCCCAGCTTGTCGAAGTTGTCGCCGAAGATGTCCTTCATCTGCCCGGCGGTCTGGCCGGTCGAGATGAAGTTCTGTAGCGACGAGGTCAGCCGGTCCACGTCCGTCGACTTCGTGTCGAGGTTGCTGAACAGCAACCCCGCCGCCTCGGCCGCGGCGGCCCAGCCGGCCACCTTGCCGAGCGCGCTCGTCACCTTGCCGAGCCCGGCCGCGGCCTTCTCGCCGGCCGGGCCGGTGGCGATCATCTGCTCTTGGGCCTCGGCGATGAACTTCTTGTACTTCAGCCAGGCCGCACCGCCGACCAGGAGCACGCCGGTCAGGCCGCCGATCACCACGATCGCGCCAGTCGTCGCCGGGCTCATGTTGCCGATCTGGTCGACGATCTGGTTCAGCGTCTTCGCCAGTACGCGCAGGCCACCGTTGGCGCCCGACCCGGCCTCGATGAAGACGGTCTCGAGCGAGCCCCTCAGACGCTCGACGTCCCCGGCGAGGTTGTCGGTCAGCTTGGAGGCGGTCGATGCGGCATAGCCGGAGTCGTTGACCGCGTTCTTCCACTTCTGCACGCCGGCCGCACCGTCGGAGTAGAGGATCGAGGCCGACCGGATGGCGTCGTTGCCGAAGATCTGGCCGAGGGCCTGCTGACGCTGGGCGTCGGTGAGGCCGTGCAGCCGCTGCTGGAGCACCTCGGCCACGCCGGACATGCCGATGAACTTCCCGGACGCGTCGTAAAACGAGATGCCCAACTGGTCCATCAGGACCCGGGTCTGCTTCGACGGATTGGCAATTGCCAGGAGCATGGTTTTTAGGCTCGTGCCCGCGTCGGAGCCCATCAGGCCGGCCGAGGCGAACTCGCCGAGAACGCCCGTCGTGTCCTCGATGCTCAACCCGAACTGGGCCGCGACGAGGCCGGACTGGTTCAGGGCCGCACCCATGTCGTGGACGGAGCCCTGGGCCTTACCGGCGGCCGCGGCGAGCAGGTCAGCGACGTGCGGGACCTGGTCGCCGGACAGCTTGAACTGGGTCATCGCGCTGGCCGCGGTCTCGGCCGCCTCGCCCACCGACAGCTGCCCGGCCGCCGCCAGCGACAGCGCGCCCTTCAGGCCGCCGCCGAGGATGTCGGCCGTCTTGACGCCCGCCTTCGACAGCTCGGTAATGCCGTCCGCTGCCTGCGTGGCGCTGTACTGAGTATCCTTGCCGGCCTGGAGGGCTGCAGCGCGGAGCTGGTCGAGCTCGCCCTTCGGGGCATGGGTGGCCGCCGATACCGCCGACATTGCCTTGTCGAAGTCGGCCGCCGACTTAATCGCCGCGCCGGCCATGCCGACCAGGCCGAGGCCGACAATGCCGGCGGTATCGGCGACCCTGTCGAGGCCGCCCTTCTTCCCCGCCTTGTCGAGCTCGCCCTTGAAATCCCTCGTCGTCTGGGCCGCGGCCCGGAGCTTGCTCTGGTACTCGCCGATCTCCGCGGTCAGCCGTACCCCAACGGTGCGCAGCGCCACAGCTACCTCCGCACGGTATGGACCGCCCACAGGTAGGACGGGGCGTTGGGATCAGGCTTCTTGTCGTCGCCGAACAGGCCGCGCTGCTTCTCGAGCTTGGCCAGAGTGGCCCGGCACGCCGTGTACTCGACCCGGAAGTCCGGGCCCTCACCCTCCATCGAGGTGCACACCTCGAGGGGCTTGCCGCAGGCTGGGCAGAGGCTCTCCCGATGCATGGCGAGGGCGAATAGCTCGGCCCGGTCCAGCTCGGTGAAGCGCGGCTCGGCTGTCGTCACCGATCGGATCAGGCGGCCTCGGCGGTCGTAGACGTAGCGGGTCTCGGTGACCGGCTCTCGGCCGTCGAGTTGGGAGGGCGCTACACCAAGTCGGTCGGCGAGCTCGATCCGTCGGCGGTAAGCCGGTTGAGCCGCGATGCGGCGCGCGATTTTGGGACATCCACGTCGCCCCGGTTGAGCCGGATCGCCGCCATGAAGAGGGTGTCGAACTGGTTTTCGGTCAGCGTCGCCGTCAGGGCGGCGAAGTCCGCGTCGTCCAGCTCGGGGTCGACGATGCTGCGGCGCAGCAGTGCCTCGGCGCCTGAGTCGATGTCGAAGCCGAAGGTGTCGTCGAGCTTGTTGGCCTTGCCCTCGTCGTCGAGGCGCGGCGGGAACTCGGCCAGGAATGCGCGGAACGCCGGGCGGGACATCGCGCGCAGCCGGATCGGGTAGGTGTTCTCCCGCATTTCGGCTTCAAGCGCCCGGATCTGGTCGGCGAGCTCGGCCCCGCCGTTGCCCGCCAGGCTGTCGACGGCGTCCTCTTCGAGGCGCTCCAGCTCGGCTTCGAGGCGCTCGTGCTCGGCTTTGAGGTTGCCACGTAGGCAGGTGGGCTCGACGTGCTCGGGCAGCTTGGCGCCCGCGAGCATCTGCTTGAAGTGCTTCATGGTGCCGTTGCCGCTCACTGCTTCTCCCGCTCCCGATCTCCCGATATGAGTGCCCGGCCACCGTCGGGAGGGCGGCGGCCGGGCACGAAAAAACCGCCTCGGAGGGCGGCTGCGTGAGGTGGGGCGAGGGACTAGACGACGGCCGCCCGGAGCGACGGGCCAGTGCCGGACACACCCTCAGTGATCTTGATGCCGACGATGTAGCGCTCGACCGTGTTCGGGGCCGGGTCCATGCGGGCGACCTCCTCGCACACGGCCGGGTAGACCTCGACGCCCTGCGCCGACGCCCACGCCGTCGACTGCGTGATCGACCGGCGGATGACCACGAAGCCCGCCGCGTCACGGACGAGCGTGGTGAAGATCGTGTCGGTGCCGGACTGCTTCTTCAGCGTCAGCTGCGTGTTGCTGAAGCTCGTCCGGCCGTTGCGGTTCGAGGTGAACGTCGACGCCAGCGAGGACGTGTCCACGTCGGCGGTGTCCGGCTGGAAGCCGCCCAGCCCGTCGGCGGTCAGCGTCGCCGTCAGGTCGATGCCCGCGTTCAGCTCGGTCGTCGTCGGGGCGTTCTGGTTGCTGATGGAGGTGACCCAGTAGACCCTGGTCTTGCCATCGGCGGTGATGTCGTTGCCTGCCACGGCCTACTTCTCCTTCTGCTCGCCGCCGGCCGCGGCCGGGGCCTTGGTGGGCTTCACCGGCTCCGCCTGAGCGGCGGGAGCGGGAGTCTGCATGTCGTCGGCGCCCGGCGGCGGAGCCGGGTAGAAGCCGTAGCCCGCCCAGCCCTCCAGCGCGCCGAACGGCACCGGGTGACCCTGGGCGATCTCCGGGTTCTCGTTGGCGACGTGCACCAGATCGGTCGGGCCGGGCTCGTCGGCCTCGGACCAGCCGCGGACCTTTGTCCACTGGTCACGCTGATCGGCACCCTCGACCTGGGCGTAGACGCCCTCGACGTCGCGGATCCAGTACTTCTGCTTATCGGTCATCTGGACGCGCTCCTAGACGGTGGTCAGCTCGTAGGTCACGCCGGTCAGCGCGCCGGTGAAGGTCACCGTCGCAACGCCGGAGGAGTTGATGGCGCCCCGGGGAATCAGCCACTGCCGGGCGCCCGTGGCGGGCATGACCTGACCTGTCGGCGTGCCCGGGTTGCTGATGGGGCTGAACCCCGGGTCGAGAGTCGTGACCGTCGTCGCGGTGCCGGTGGTGATCACCCGGATGTAGACACCGTTCGGGCCGAACGTCGAACCGGGGATGGTCTCCGAAGCCGAGGGAGTGAGCGGCACCGGTGCGGCCGCAGTCGGCGTCAGCGACTGGGGGGTTTGGAGCGCCATGCGGCGCACCTCCTTGTGAAAAATCGGACAGGAGATCCGCCGAACGACGGACGGTGATCTAGTGCGCGCTGGCCGTACATTCGAGGTATGACGCAGATCGATGGGCACGCAACGCGGCGACGCTGGAACTGGAGCGCCCGCAACCAGGGGAACCGGATCTTCTACGCGCTCGTCCTCGGCTGGGTCTTCTGGCTCGCGACAGGCCACCCATCGGCCTGGCTGATCCTGGCGGTCGGGGCAGCCGTCTACGCGGTCGAGACCGCGTTCTTCCTGATCCGGGCCGCCTACCCGGGCACCGACCGGAAGCTGTAGACGTCCACGAGGTCGGCGACCGTCGTGCCCGTCTCCTCGTTGCGCTGCGGCGGCTGGCCTTCGCGCCAGCGGATCGGAAAGCACGACCGGCCCGACACCGTCAGCGTCTTGTTCAGCACCGCGCTGCGGAACCGGCCCGCGACCGCCCGGGCCGCGCGCTCGGCCTGCGGCTCACCGCCGACGTTGTGCACGTACGCCCACGCGTCGATCACGTCCGAGTCGAACGTCAGCGGCACCGCGTCCGGCGCGGCCAGCCCGTCCGGCGTCTCGATGTAGAAGTAGACCAGCGCGTACGGCGCGCTCACCCCGTCGTCGACATGGCCGTCGAGCACCTGCAGCGACGGCGAGCCGGGCGCGGACCGGGCCAGCGTGAAGAACGCATCGGCCAGGTCTTGGATCGGCCAGCTCACAGCTCGAGCGCCTTCACGGCCAGGTCGTCCATCGCCTTCTCGAACTTCGGCATCTCGTCGTCGGCCGCCGGCCGGATGTGCGGGTGCGGCGGGTTCTTGATCGAGCCGTACTCGAGCAGGTTGCCGAGCGCGCCCTGCGGCTTGTCCTTGTTCGCGCCCACGTCGGCGACCGCGCCGCGGCCGGTCACGTGCAGGTCGTAGTCGATGGCGTACGGGTAGCGGCGGGCGTGGGCAAGGCCGGTGATCCGCCGCCGGGCGCCGGTCTTGATGTTCAGCGCCCCGCGCGAGACCACCTTGGACGTCTCGGCAGCGGCCACCGCGGTCGCCTTCTCCAGCGCGGTCGCGACGTAGGCCAGCTCGTGGCCATCGAAGCCGATGCGGTCCATCACGACCCCGTTCGCTCGGTGCACTGGACGCGGCGGGCGGTCGCCTCCGACTTGTGGGCCAGGTCGTGGATCAGGAACACCCGGCCGACCAGGTCCGCGTCATTGGCCGCGGCGGTGATCGTGATCTCGTCGCCCGCCTCGAGGCCTTCGCTGCCGTCGATCGGTAGCTGCACTTCGAGGCGCAACAGCAGCAGGCTGTCCTCGCCGGCGTCCTTGCGGTCCGCGGTCGCCTGATGCTGCTGCACCCGGCAGCGGCCGGTGTAGACCGTGCTGCCCGGGTTGGTCACCGGATAGCCGGTGACCGGGTCCGTCGTGCCCGTGCCGTCGGGGCGGGTGATCGTGCACGCGTCCTGCATGCCCAGCTCGGCGGCCAGCCGGCCGCGGGCGAGGGCGCTGGCCCGGGACATCAGCTGAAGGTCAGCGTCGCGGTAGCGGTCCAGGTCTGGCCGGACGCCTTCGTGCCCTGCGCGATACCCGCCTTGTGGTTGAACAGCAGCGCGTTGACCGTCGTGCCGGAGGTGACCGTCGGCGTGCCGACGTCCAGGCCGAACTCGTTCCAGGCGAAGTTGCCGTCCGCGGTGCCGAAGGTAGCCGAGAACGCCAGCGTGCGCGTGCCGAGCGAGCCCGACCCGGACACCGGCTGGAAGAACCGGTTCGTCGAGCCGGCGGCCGCGCCGAGGTCGGTGTCGGTGTACGCCTCGGCCGTGTTGCTGTTGCCGACGCCGATCCGGACCGCGGTCGAGGTGAGCGCCTGCGTGCCGCCCTGGGCGGTGAGCAGGTTCATCAGCCGCGTCCAGCCCGCGTTGGTGATGAGGTTGCCGACCAGCTCGGTGGTCTCGTATGGCCGCACGCCGAGTGCGCGGAAGTCGACCGCTTCGATGCGGGACCGGTTGAGCATGGCGCAGGCCCAGCCGGTCTGGTGCTCATCCCAGCGCTCGACGCGCCAGTGCGTGGTGCCGCGGCCGAGGTCGATGACCGGCGCGGTCACGCCGACGCCCAGGCCCTCGTGCGCGTGCGCGAAGTCGATGCCCACGTGCGGGCCCCTTTCTACGGTTGGAGAGTGACGCCTGCATACAGCCGGGTCGTCGTGCCGGACGACGGCCGGGCCGTGGTGCCGGAGTTCGGGCGGACCGCGTAGCCGTGGAACCAGTCGAACGCCGACCCTGAGTCGGCCAGCGACTTCGCGACCGAGCTGCTGTTGCTGCCCGCGCCGGTGTCGGCAGCCGACCCGCCGTCGGCCAAGCCGACGGTCACGGCCGCAGTGAGCGCCTGGACGGCCGAACCGACGTCGGTGAGCGCCGCAGTCGCCGCCACGGCGACGGACTGAGCCGCCGAAGCCGCATCCGCGAGAGCCGCCGCAGCGGCGACCGTCAGCGCCTGAGCGGCGGTCGCCACGTCGGCCAGCGCGATTACCGCGGTGACCGACAGGGCGTCGGCGCCCGACCCTGCGTCGGCGAGAGACTTGGCCGTGCCGGTGCCGTTGTCCAGAGCGTCGGCCGCCGAACCACCGTCGGCGAGCGGGATTGCGGCCGAGGCTGCTGCACCGTCTGCGCCTGCGGCCGTTTCGGACAGGGCGACGGTGACAGCGATCGTCAGGGCATCCGCGGCTGCCGCAGAATCCGCCAAGGCGACGGCAGCGACAGCGGCCAGTGCGTCGCCGGCCGAACCGGCGTCGGCCAGCGGCGGCGCGGCGGCGACAGCAAGGCCGTCCGAACCGGCGGCGGAGTCGGCGAGGGCAGCGGCTACAGCGACGGACAGCGAGTCCGCATCGGAGCCGGTGTCGGCGAGCGAGATCGATGCGGCGCCGCCGGCCGGGATGTTCTGAGCGATGATCGCCCGAGCGGGGAAGCTGCGGCCGAGACGAGCCATGGCCTACCGCCCTTCGGCCGCGGGCCTGGTCACTCTTCCCAGACGATGTAGCAGATCGCGTTGACCGCGGCCGCGAACGTCACCCGCACCCGCAGGAACTTCGAGATCGGGATCTCGGGCTCGCGGCCGAGCGGGAACTGCTTCACGTACTGCCCGGTCGGCGCGATCTGCTGGTAGTCCAGCACCCGGCTCGCGGTCGTCGTGCCCTCGGCCGAGGCCGTGTAGCCGGTCGCCGACGTCCCGAGCGTGACCAGCGAGGCCGGAGCGTTGGGCTCGTTGTGCGGCATCACCCCGGCCGCCACGTGCGCGGTCACGGTGGCCGCCACGTCCGTCTGGATCAGCTCCACCTTGCCCGGCGTGGCCGCCGCCGAGCCGTCGAAGGAGATGCCCCACTCGATGACCCGCAGCTGCCGGGTCGAGGGCGTGGCGATCTGCAACATGGTCTTGATCGCGGTGCCGGTCGTGACCGGGGCGAGCGCCGCCGTGGTCGGCATGGCGCCGTTCCACGCGATGTAGCTGTTGGCCACGCCAGCTCCTCAGTAGGTGTTGCTGCGGTTGACGGCCTGGCCGACGACCAGCGGCGGGGAAGCGATGAAGGCCGGACCGCCCGAGGCGTCGAGGATCTCGATGCCGGCGATGACGTACTGCTGGCCGGTCGGGGCGGACAGGCCGAACGTGGTCGAGCCGGCCGAGGCGTTCGACTGCCAGGCGTAGTAGGCGACGCCGTCGGCCGACACGTGCGCGTCGTCCAGGCCATCCTCGGTAGCCGAGTTCAGGTAGGCCCGGGTCGACGGGTTAACCGACTGGACGTCGGAGATCACGAACGACACCACGCTGTTCGCGGCCGAGGTGGTCAGCGACGCCTGCGCCGAGCCGGTGAAGTTGTTCGCCGAGCCCGTAACCGGAGTTGCGGCCAACTGCGCCGAGGTCCACCGCTCGACCACCATCGAGTGCCGGACCACACCGGTCGGGGTCGACGAGATCGTCATCGAACCGGGCGAACCGGAGACGACCGCGGTGTAGATCGCGCAGAACCCCGCGAAGCCACCGGGGGCGACGGAGACCCGCGAGGTGTAGGTCTGACCGCCGCCGGTCGGGGCGCCCAACGGGGTTCCCGTGTCCGCCGTGGCCAGCTTGACGACGAGGATCTCACCGTTCGACGGGGTGAAGCTCGACGTGGTGATCGCGGTGTTGGTGTTGCTGCCGCTGGAGACGAACAGTGGCGTCGCGGCGAGAGTCGGGGCCACGCCGCCCCCTACCCGGTGTAGTTCACGCCTGAGAGCTTCTTGGCGTTGGCGAAGAAGTTGTTGGTGCCGGCCGGGACGAAGATGCCGTGGGCGACCGCCCACAGGCCGTTGGTGGTCGAGCCGAGGTCGGAGATCGCCGACCGGATCACCGTGTCGTCAGCCGACGGCAGGTTCACCGGCGAGGCGGTGAGGATCGCCGTGGTGTTGTTGCTGTCCGTCAACCACTTGTAGAACTGGTTGCACTGGTCGAGGGCGCCCCACACCTGCTCTACGCAGGCCGCGGCGCGGTTGTTGACGTCCAGTGCGGCCAAGCTGCGTCCGGCCATGCGAGCCCCCCTCAGGCGACGAGAATGCCGCGGTAGCCGGCGGCGACGGCCATTGCCGATGCGGTCAGCTGCGCGCCGCCGCCGGTCGTGGCGTACTGCACCCGGTAGTCGTCGATGGCCTCCATCGCGACCGCGCCGACCGGTCGGGCGTAGCCGGTCGCGGCCGACTCGAGCACGGAGGCCTTCACGTCGTCTGGGACGGTGCTGTAGCCGTAGGTCAGGTCCACGTCGACCTGGTCTGGCGGCCATCCCCAGCCGCGGTAGACGCCGAAGCCGGCCGAGCGGTAGAGCAGGTTGCCCCGCAGCACCCAGCCGGTGATCGCGACCCCGTTGACCCGCACGGCCGAGACCGCGGTGATGGGCCGGTACGGCGGGTCGAGTTGCGTGCAGCCATTCGCATCCGCCGTCGACCAGGTGATGGTGGTCGGCGTGAACGTGGTGCCGGCCTCGCCGTCGAACAGGCCTGACATCGTTGTCAGCAGCAGGTTCGCCGTGGCCGTGTCGACGTCCTGCTGAAGGTAGGAGGCCAGCTCCGACGCGGTAGCGTACTGCACCATCGCTGGCCTCCTTCTTCAGTTGTCAGTCCGGCCCCGGCCCGAGTCGAACGGGCCCCACTCCCCAGCCGGTCGATCGCCCCGGGACCGTGGCGGAGCCGGGCCCCTTCGGTCAGCGGTGACCGATGGCGTTCTTGCCGACGTCCTCCGGCGGCACGCCGGGCGGGGTCTGCTGCCAGCCACCCGGGGTCAGGTGCAGGTCGGCGGTGTAGTTCGGGCCGATCGCGGGCGGCGGCGAGATCTCGCCCCGGGCGATCTGCCCGAGCATCTCGTCGGTGATGCCCATCTTCGACACGAACTCGGCCGTCAGGTTCGGGGCCTTCGCCTGCGCGGCCGCGAGCAGCTTGTCGCCGCCCGCGTCCGGACTCACGCCCGGGGTCACCTCGGCCGGGATCCGGTCGGGGTCGACGCCCTGCACGACGTTGCCGGGCGAGTCGACGACCTCGAAGCCGGACGGGCCCTTGAGGCCCTTCAGGCCGTCTTCGAACGGCCGGCCCGAGCGCGGGTCGACCGGGACGTCGCTCGGCTTGGTGTCGAACGGCGCCGACGGGGCGTCGGTGACGACCACCGGCTGGTCGGCCGGGACCGGCGCGGGCGCCGGGTCGGCCTTGGCCGGGGTCGCCTTCGCCGGGCTGGTCTTGCTGGTGTCCTCTGCCATGATCTGCTCTCCGATCAGGTCGTCAGGGTCAGGACGCGGAAGGCGCCGGCGGTCGACAGGTCCGCGCCGACGCGCCAGAACGCGTACCAGGCACCCTGCCCGGTCGGGCGCCGGTTCGAACCCAGCACCAGCGGGTCGTAGACCACGCTCATGCCGATCCGGTCGACGATGTAGTACTGGCGCATGTCGCCGATCGCCAGGACCTTGTTGCCGTTGGCGTAGGCGCCGACGACGCTGGTCGACTCCAGGTACGGGATGCCCAGCATCCGCGCGGGCATCACCGGGTCGATGGCGTCGCCCGCGGTGTTCTCGGTGACGATCGACTCGGTGGCGCCGGAGAACTTGGCCGTGTTCCGCAGCGTGTTGATCGCCGTCAGGTTCGACAGCCACACCAGCCGGGCGCCCGGGCCACGCCAGCGGGCCGGCAGGGCGGCGACGAGGGAGTAGACCGACGCGGCGGTCGGGCCGGTCGCGGCGGTGCCGGACGCGGCGGCCAGGGTGGTGCCGCGGGTGATCACACCGTAGGGCTGGCCGGAGCCGGTGCCGACGGCGAACGCGGACTCCTCGAGCCGGTCCTTCGCGTCGGCGAGCAGCTCGGGCAGCTGCTGGGCGATGTCGGAGTCGCCGAGGACCTCGTACGAGCCGAACAGGTAGGCGTCCGCCTTCTGCGGGGTGATCTTCAGCTGGCCGACGGTCGGGGTCGCGTCCGCGGCCTCGATGCCTTCCGCCGTCCACTCGGCGGTGACGCCGGCCGAGGTGACGCCGTTCCAGTCGTTGGTCGCGGTCGTCTTGATCGTGGCGTACCGGCGGTACGGGTTCGCCGACGC